TCTTCCAAGGAAGTATCTGTCTGAAAATACTGTTATTAGAGAGGTAATTCAATCTAAGTTTGATGATGCATATCCAATTGAAGCATATGTGGATAATTTTGATGGTTATGGAGATAATACAACAATACTTTCAAAGTTTGGAATTCAAGCAACAAATGAAATAACTTTGATTATTTCAAAGGAAAGATTTGAGACTTACATTTCTCCCTTGATTAAGAACGAAGAGAATATCAAATTATCTACCAGACCAAAAGAAGGAGATTTAATTTATTTTCCTCTTGGAGATCGTCTGTTTGAAATTAAATTTGTAGAGCATGAAAAACCATTCTATCAGTTACAGAAAAACTATGTGTATGAACTGAGATGTGAACTCTATCGTATTGGTGATGAAGTTATTGATACTGGTATCGATGAGATTGATGATGTCCTAACTGGTGGAGAATATGATGGAGAGACTGATGATGGAATTTCTACTCTCACCGGATTATCTCAAACTCTTACTTTAGTTGGAACTGGAGTCACCGCTACCGCAGTGACTGGTATCATCACTTCTGGCGGTCTCAGATTGATCACCATAACAAATAGAGGTGGAGGATACACAGGAGTACCAAGAATCGGTATATCTTCTGCACCTTCTGGTGGAGTCACTGGCATAGCTTCTGCTCGAATGATTGGTGGAATTGTCGTCTGCAATGAAAGTGCAAATCCAAAAGCAAGATCTGTTCAAGCAGTTGATATTGTAAATCCTGGTGCAGGATACACAGTAGCACCAGGTGTTAGATTTATTGGCGGAGGAGGAGCAGGTGCCGCTGCAACAACCAAGATTGGTGATAATGTTGTCGGAGTTGTCACTCTTACAGATGCTGGTTCTGGATATACAACCTCTCCAACAATTACATTCAGCAACGAAGTATTCTTGTCTGGTGTAACCACGGTATCTGCCGCAGCAACAGCAGTCATAGGTGCTGGTGGTACTCTTACATCAATTAGACTTACTAATGCTGGTCTTGGATATAGCACAGCACCTACAATTACTATCTCTGATCCAAATATGAGCTCCTCAGGAGACTTTGTATTTAATGAAATTGTAACAGGATCTGTTAGTGGAACAACAGGTAGAGTCAAGACTTGGGATTCTACAACAAATGCTCTTGAAGTTTACAGTGTTAATGGTTCATTCAGTATTGGAGAGAATATTGTCGGATCAACTTCTGGTGCATCTCATGGATTACTGACTGCAAGTGAAGATCCTGCTGATGATGGATTTGCAGATAACATTAATATTGAAACAGAAGCAGATTCAATATTAGACTTTTCTGAGCAGAACCCATTCGGTATTCCCTAAATAATCCTTATTATACCGAATAATATCTTAGGGATTCAAAATGTTTGAATATTTTTATAACGAGATATTGAGACGAACCATCATTTCATTTGGTACTCTCTTTAACTCAATTACTGTTAAACAGACAAACTCTGATGATAATGTTGTCAGTGCTGTTAGAGTCCCTTTGGCTTATGGTCCTACGCAAAAGTTTTTAGCAAGACTTGAACAATCTCCAGATTTGAATAAGTCCACTGCAATGACATTGCCAAGAATGTCATTTGAATTTACCGGACTAACTTATGATCCTTCAAGAAAGGTTAGCACAACTCAGCAGTATACTGTAAAGGATCCAAGTGATGGATCTGAGTCCAAAAAAGTATACATGCCAGTTCCATATAATATGCAATTTGAACTGAGCATTATGACGAAGTTGAATGATGATGCTCTACAAATTGTTGAACAAATATTACCATACTTTCAACCAGCATATAGTTTAAGTGTTGAGTTGGTTGAATCAATTCAAGAAAAACGTGATATTCCAGTTATTCTTGAAAATATCACCATGCAAGATGATTATGAGGGAGATTATTCTACAAGAAGAGTTCTTCTTTATACTCTAAGATTTACAGCAAAAACATATCTGTTTGGTCCTGTATCTGCAGCAACCAAAGATATCATCAAAAAATCTACTATCAGTTACAAAACAGGAACAGATACCACAAATACACAGAGAGCACTCACTTATTCTGTTGTACCAAGAGCTACTAAAAATTATACTGGTGACGCAGCAACAACTCTTGCTACGGATATCACTAAGACTCTGAAGACATTTGAAGTTGAAGATGCAAGTGGATTGACTGCGAAGACTTATATAGATATTGAAGGTGAGCAGATCTTTATCAAATCTATCACTGATAACAAAATTACTGTTCTTAGGGGTCAAGATGGTTCTACCATCACAGAACACCTCAGAGGGGCACCTGTACACGTTATTAATGCAGCAGATAATGCATTGATTGAAGAAGGCGACGACTTTGGATTTAGTGGTACGATCTCATAACAATGACAAATAAATTTGACACATTAAATGACGAGTTCAATGTCGCAGGAGACATTGTACAACCTGAAGTTGTTAATAAAAAAATTGATAAGATAAAGGAAGCTTCTGACGATATCAAAAAAGACTATGACTATACAAGAGGTAATCTTTATAGCATAATCGAAAAAGGTCAAGAAGCAATTAATGGAATCCTTGAGTTAGCACAAGAAAGTGAGATGCCAAGAGCATATGAAGTTGCTGGTCAACTAATTAAAAACGTTGCAGATGCCACTGACAAGTTAATGGACCTTCAGAAGAAACTGAAGGACGTTGAAGAGGAGAAACAGTCCCGTGGACCATCAAATGTCACTAATGCATTGTTTGTTGGATCAACTGCCGAGTTAGCAAAACTGTTGAAAGAAAAGGATAAAAAATGAGCGGAGACTTAGGACAATTTTTTTCACTCATAGGTAAAGCAAAGAAAGAGAAGGAAGATGAGTTCCGATCTCTGGTGGGAGAAGTTGACATCGATTCGATGTTTTCTCAAGTCAAAGAATCAATAAACGAAGATAAGAAGAAGAAAAAGAAAGAAGAAAAACAAATTCAAGCTCTTGAGTCCTGGTTGTTCACTGAAGCACAACTTCAAGAAAAGACTGAAGAAGTAACTAAATCACCTGTCATTGGTGTAGATGAAACTGAATATGAAAAGTGGATTGAAGATGAATGTGATGAAGAGGAAGAAGTAACTTCAGAAGTTGCAGAAGAAACAGAAGAAGAGGAAGTTGAAGATACTGTTGATCATGCACTGAAGATTCTTGAGACAATCAAGTCAAAAGAAGAAGTCAGAGAAAATCTTGAAGATCCAGAGATACTTAAGATCCGCAGAGAACTTGAATACCTTAAAAATCTTGTCAACGCACAAGGTGGAGGTGGTGAAGTTCGCCTTGAGTTCCTTGATGATGTTGATAGAGACAGCGTAAAAGTAGACGGTAAGTTCTTAAAGTATCAGGCATCAACTGGAACATTTATTGGTGCTGATGCCTCTGGTGGTGGAGGAGGGGACTCTGACTATGCATCATCAGCAGGTATTGCTACATTTGCTACCACAGCAGGTGTCTCAACAAACGCTCAAGGGTTAACTGGAACACCAGACATTACAGTCAATAATATTGTTGGTGTTGCTGCCACCTTTACTGGTGATGTTTCTATTGCAGGGACACTGACATATGAAGATGTTACTAATATAGACTCTGTAGGAATAGTAACTGCAAGAAGTGGTGTTTTCTTTGGTAGTCCAACAGTTTCTGCTATCATCACAAACTCTGCTACAACCACGACAGAATCACAAACGAGCATAGATAGTTTTAGTGCATCCACATATAGATCAGCAAAATATCAAGTTCAAATTACAAGAGGAAGTGAGTATCAAGTAACTGAAATTAGCATTGTTCATGATGGAAGTGATTCTTATGGAACTGAATATGCAACACTGAAAACTGGAGAAACATTATCTACATTCAGCACTGATATTTCTGGAGGAAATGTAAGATTGCTGGCCACGCCATCTTCATCAACATCAACTGTCTTTAAATTCACCAAAACAGCAATAGTGGTGTAATGAAAACACTAAAACAATTCCTAAAAGAAACTCCAACAAATAGTGTAGGAAACGGTGGATATACTTCTGCTGGTGGACAGACTGTTGCTGGATATGATACTAAGTTGTTTAGTAATGATGACTTGACTCAGGATTATCAAACACCTGGAGAATCTGGACAAGCAAAGTGGAGATTTTCTGGTGTATATCCTGTATTAAAACTGTCATTGAGTAGTAATCAAGGTGATGGACCATCTATTGATAGTATGGTTGATGCATCTAAAATGTTTGTTGATCGAATGGGTAATCCACAAGCAAGAATAAGAAAAACCTTTGAAGAATTTAGAGAGTCTTGGTCTAATAAATATAAAAAGAGTATTGACTGCTCCAATCCGAAAGGATTCTCACAAAAGGCACATTGTGCCGGTCGTAAAAAGAGAGCAAAATGAGTAACCCTCGAATTCCAAGAAAACCTGGGCAACCAGCAAATTCCAAAAAACATTCGGATCTTTATACGGATGAAAATCCAAAGGGTACGATTCATGGTCTTGGGTTCAAGGATGTTGCAACTGCTAAAGCATCTGTTACTAAGATTCGCAATTCATCAAGATCTCATGCTCACAAAATCCAGGCAGCAGTTGCTATGGAACAAAGAGCAAGAGAAATGGGTAAAACTTCAGAAGCAGCGGTTTACAGAAAGTACATCAACTCAATGAAGAAGAAGACTAAAGAGATGAATGAAGAAATGAACGGCAAGTGTAAAGCAGGATATTATTACTGCTACACTGACAAAAAATGTAAACCAATCCCCAAAGGGTATAAGATGGTTGGGCGTGCCGGTTATCTTCGTAAAGAGAATGGTCACTCTGTAGATGATAAACCAAGTAATGGTAATGGCAATGGTGGAAATGGTAATGGTAACGGTGGAAATGGTAATGGCGGCAATGGCGGAGGAATGAGTGAAGAAAGTCTTCGTGATTGGTTTGGTAAGTCAAGATCAAAAGGTGGAAAACCAGGTTGGGTTCAAGTAGTATCAGGCAAACCCTGTGCTCGTCAACCAGGACAAAAATCAACACCTAAATGTGTGTCCTCTGCAAAGAGAGCAAGCATGAGCAAATCTGAAAGAGAGTCTGCTCAAAGAAGAAAAAGAGTTGCTGACCCTGGTCAACCACAAAAGACTGGT